ATGCCGACCCACTGGAATACAAAGATGACCGTACCTTTTCGATGGAGGAAGTAGATGACATTCTTAGAGACGATCTTAATCGCTTTGAGCGAGGTGTTGAACGCTACTGTCCCGTTAAGCTCACTCAAGGTCAGTTCGATTCTCTTGTTAGTTTTGCTTTCAATGTTGGTCTGGGAACACTACAGCGCAGCACCCTCCGTCAGAAAGTTCTTCGGGGCGAGATGGAAGAAGCAGCAGAAGAGTTCTTGAAATATACGCTCGCTGGGGGTAAAGTACTGAAAGGCTTAGTTACTCGTAGAAACGATGAACGAGCATTGTTCTTATCCTAGGGTAAACCCGTATGCCATTGCAGAAACTACAATTTAAACCAGGATTAAACAGAGATCAGACTAACTACACCAATGAGGGTGGTTGGAATGAGTGCGATAAGATCCGCTTTCGCTCTGGCTATCCGCAGAAAATAGGTGGCTGGTTACGCTATGGGTTGTTTACGGTTGTAGGTGTTTGCCGTCAAGTCTTTAATTGGGTTACAACCACTTCAGATAATTACTTAGCTCTTGGAACGTCTAGCAAACTATATATTGAATCTGGGCAAACCTTATACGACATTACGCCTATACGAGCTACTTTTGTATCTCCAGCAACCAATGGCTGCTTTACCACGGTAAGTGGCTCTAAAACAGTTACGGTAGCTATTTCAGGACACGGTGCTGAGGACGGTTCTTTTGTTACTTTTTCTGGTGCGGTAGCAGTTGGTGGAATTACGGCAACAAACCTAAATACTGAGTTTATTGTTGCTTTGGTTGATTCTAATTCTTTTACTATTACAGCAGCCACAGCCGCTTCTTCTTCTGCATCAGGCGGTGGTTCTTCTATTACCGCAGCCTTCCAAATTAACATAGGAAACGATAACAGTGCTGTTGGATACGGTTGGGGCGCAGGTTCGTGGAGTACAGTTGGTTGGGGTCTAGGAGCTGCCACTCCTGTATTTGGTCCACAACAAGATTGGTTTTTACAAAACTTTGACGATGACCTAGTAGCTAATATACGTAATGGTGCAATTTACTATTGGTTAGACGCAACTGGCACGGGAACTAGAGCTGCTTTACTTTCTGCTACAACCATAGACGGTATTGCCCCTGCTGACGTTCCAACTCAAGCAACGCAAATCTTAGTTTCCCAGAACGATAAACACCTACTTTGTTTTGGTGCTACTCCGTTTGGAGGAGGGTCATTTGACCCCTTATTAATACGTTGGGCAACCCAAGATCAACCTAACGTTTGGACTCCGCTAGTTACCAATTCAGCAGGATTCTTACGGGTATCTCGTGGTTCTGCCATAGTCTGTGCAGTTGCAACAAGACAGGAGATCCTTGTATATACAGAGGGAACGCTTAATTCACTACAATTCGTAGGCACTACGGACGTCTTTAGTCTCCAAGAGCTTGCCGATAACATTTCAATCCTTAGCCCACGGGCGGTTGTTACTGTTAATAACACAGCTTACTGGATGGGACATGATAAGTTCTATGCTTATGGCGGGCGGGTAGAAACCTTGCCTTGCACTCTTAGGAATCATGTTTTTCAAAATATAAATTACTCACAAGCCGACCAAATTGTCTCTGGTACTAATGAGGGGTGGAATGAGGTTTGGTGGTTCTACCCAACCGCAAATAGTCAAATTAATAACGCCTACGTCATCTACAATCACCTCGAAAAGATCTGGTACTACGGCACAATGGATCGTACTGCGTGGTCTGACTCGTCTCTTAGGGAATACCCTCAAGCCCTTGCACAGACTTCTTTTACTGGTTCTTTTAATAATAGTACAACCCTAAATGTAACTGCAATATCTACTGGTAGCTTACAAGTAGGCTCAGTTATTACTGGTACTGGCGTAGCCACAGGAACTAAGATTACCGCCCTAGGCACTGGTACAGGTGGGGTAGGAACATATACAGTCAATATTTCACAGCTTGTAGTCCAGACCACAATGACTGCCGACAGCATTATTTATAACCATGAACAGGGTCTTAATAACGATACCAGGGCTATGGAGTCTTATATTGCCTCTTCAGACTTTGATCTTGTGGACGGGGATCAGTTTATCCTAACTAAACGGATTATTCCTGATTTTAACTTTGATGGATCTACCGCTGCACTGCCTGAAGTCACGATGTATATTAAACCACGGAATTTTCCTGGAAACGCCTACTCTAATACAGACTCAGAGGCAGTCATTCAAACCTCGGTAAACGTCTATACCGAACAGATCTTTATGCGGGCAAGAGCACGGCAGATGGCAATTCAAGTCGAATCCACAGACTTAAATGTACAGTGGCAGTTAGGTAGTCCTAGATTGGATGGCAGACCAGATGGGCGTAGATAATGGGAATGCAACGGTTCCGAGCGCCAGCCTTACCTCTGGCTCCAATCGAATACGACCAACAGCATATGTCTCAGTTGATTGGAGCGCTAAGACTGTATTTCACCCAAACAGACTCCAACGTGCCTTTACAGATGGATGGACTTCGGCTATTAAATTTGCCAACATCGGGGTACAATTTGCCAGAAGGCACGGTCTTTCGGGATGGCGAGTTCTTAAAAATAGCTTTGCCAAATTTTGCCTATGTACAAGGTGTATCAGGAACTGGGTCGGTTGGCAGTGTCACAATAGTGACCAACAACTTCCAAGGAATATTTGCAACAGCTAGTGTGGGTACGGTAACGGTAACTATTATATGACACCATCAGAGATTATTTTACAAGACCAATACAGTCAAGCAGATGACCCAAAGAAGGTTCTGATAAGCATTGACCGTATTCTAAAGTCTGGAAATGGGGTACTATTACAGAAAAATAATTCACTGCTTTTCTTAATTCGTTTGGGTGAGGGAGAGGTTGAATTGCATTTGTATACAGTAGATCCACCCCAATCTTTAGCATCCGCTATTCAGTACTTCATTGAAAAGATTAGAAATTCTGAAATTAAAAAGGTTTACTTTATTAAACCCAAGAGCGGAGAACAGATTGTCAGAATGCTCAAAACTTACGGTGTAGACATCCAAAAGTCTGACCGCAAACAATACGCTTATATGGCTAAAGTATGAGATATAACCTAGAAAGTACATTACCAATTAATGCGTTCTCTCCCCGTGGAGGGCGTGGTCCATTTTCCTACGGCATGACCTTAGAGGGTGGAGTAATTGAAACTGTTGGCGATGTAGTTGGCGGAACAATTGAAACTGTTGGCGAAGGGATTATTGAAGGTGGCAGAAGTGTAAACAACTTCGTTAAGGATGAGATTCCTGGTGGTTGGGCAACAGTTGCTGCTATTGCCGTACCATATGCCGCACCTTACTTTACAGGGGCTGCATTAACCGCTGGACAAGCTGCTGCTTTAGCTGCTGCTACAAGTGCTACCGCTGGAGCCATTGAAGGCAGAGACCCAGAAGATATTTTAAAGAGTGCCGCTTTATCTGCCGCAGGTTCGTATGGTCTTAGTTCTTTAGGTGGGGCTGGGGAAAGCATTGATTTGCCCTCAGAAACTCCCTATATAGATATGCCAGATGGTGCTGAGTTATTAACGCCTGACTCTGTTCCATTAGAAACAGCAATACAAACATCACCTTCTCCTAGCTACGAAACAAATATTAATGATTTAGGTGCTGGCACAAGCTCTTATGGAGAAGCAAATGAGCTTCCTGATTCTGGTGCAGATTCAACATTTACACCTAAGAAAATAGATCTAAGTCAAGCAAATCCAGATGTAAGCAATGTTAGTACTACTGATTTAGGTGTTACGGCTATTGATAATCCTTTTTTTAATTTTGATGCAGATACTGGCGCAGCAATGAGAGATTATGCAAGTAGCCCAGAAATTATTGCAGCGTCTTCAGCACCGCCTCCTTTATCTCCAGAAGAAAAGTTTGAGTTGATGATGCAAAACGCTCAAGAAGCACCAATGTCATCAAACTTTAGACCTGCTGGCGAACCAAGTTTTACAGAAGATCCATTTAAATACGCTTCTAACAAAGTTGTTGATACGTATGATTACCTTAGAAATGCTCCAGAAAATGCATACAGATACTTAAGAAACACCCCAATAGAAAAGATGGGTTCTGATCTTTATGACTTTGCAGGAAGAAACTATAAAGAAATTGGTTTGGGAGCACTAATGTTAGCTGGCGC